AACCGTAGCACAAGTCATAATTACTAAGTCTTTAGACAACTCGCACATTTTGTCAAATGTTTTTATCCAATCAATGTCGTGTTCTAAACATTCGCAAGAAATAACGGTATCAAAAGACAAGTTATCAAAAGGCAATTCATGGCCTTTGCAAACAAGGTCTACATCCTTACCTGCCCCAATGTCTACCCCTAAATACTCGCATCCTGTAAAAAACTCCCGAACAGACCCGTTAATGTTTAATGACCCTATTTCTAGGACTTTTTTGTTGGCAAAACTGTCAGGGAAAAAACCCCTAACAGATTGCACAAATGCCATTTGATTTGGATGGCTCATCAGAACGGTATGTCGTTTAATGCGTCATCTTCAATCTTAGGGGCATCAGCTTCCCTAGCCTTTTGACCACGCCATTCAGATGATTCTGCAATCTTTTCTTTGTAATACTTTGGCAGGGAATCGTACTTAGCTTGGTCAAATTCAGCTAACCAAAAATGCAGAGTAGGATTTACACCTTCAGGCTGGGCGTTACGCAGGGCAGACGGTACAGGTGAAATACCGCTAATGTTGGCGTATTTACCATCTTCTGAGTGAGTAATGTTGACCATGCAAAACTTACCTAATAGATTACGCAGGTCAAAGTTCTTGCGATCTTCTGCGGTCATCTTCTTGTTAGACCATGCTTCTAGGTCTTGACGCAATCTAGCTTGGTCACCTAAAGACACGGTATAACGCTTAGACACAATCAATGGCTTTTTATCGTCAGTTTGTAATGGCTGGTCTTGATCGTCATTACCATGCAATTCCCAAGTCAATACAACTTTGTGCATAATCTTGGTTTCGCCAGCCCACTCTGTAGCTTGGTGTCCTAGGTCAATGACCGAGTACAAACGAGCCATGTGCAACCCTGCTGGGGCTATTTTAAATTCTTTACTGTTATCGCTGATAATCATTTTTTACTCCACATTGTAGGAAAATTATTTAAAGGGTTGCCAAAACAATTGCCAATGTCATTGATAACATCACGCAATACGGGGTTGACTTGGGTGTTGCGGATTGGGGATGGCAAGCCACACGCATAGCGTAGGTCACCTATCTCATCTGCTGTAATAAATACCCCATTTTCGAGGTCTTTAAAGATGCGTTCCAAATGTTGCTGGAAGCTGTGAAAGTCTTGATCTTGCTCACTCATACGAGTTCTCCTAATTAACACGGCTTATGCCGTATTTAGATATTAAGCCAACTTAAAACATAAAGCAATACTTTATTTGCAAAATGTTGTAAAAATGTTAAGATAGCTTATGGATAAAATTACAGCAACAGCAATGATTCGTCTTTTAGGTGGGCCAACAAGGGTATCAAAATTAGTCAATGTATCTGTTCCAGCCGTATCTATGTGGCAAAACGGGGATATTCCATACGATAAACTAGTGATTCTAGCCGCCACCCTAGAAAAAGAATCACATGGACTAATTACCCGTAAAAACCTGTTTCCTAACAATTACAAGCTAATTTGGCCTGAACTTGAATAACATTACCCTTTGCTGTATTGATTCTGTACAGCCTGATAAAGCTAAAAAGGCAATAGACAAATGCAAAGAATACTTTGATTTTGGCGGTGAAGTTTTTATAACTGATCCCCAAATCAATAGCCGCCAAGCGTATAGCAAATTTATCCTTCAAGAACTGCATAAACACATCCACACGGACTTTGTTTTAATTGTGCAATGGGATGGGTACATTATTAATCCTGACGCTTGGAATGACCAATTTTTAAACTATGACTACATTGGGGCAGTATGGCCTTGGCATCCTATGGGTAGACAGGTAGGCAATGGTGGCTTTAGCCTACGCTCAAGGGTGCTTTGCCAGCTAACAGCCAGCCCTGACTTTGTTTATTCTGATGACAACGAAGATGACCAAATTTGCCACCTAAACCGTATATATCTAGAAAATCAGGGCATCAAGTTTGCCCCTGTAGAAATAGCCCGTTATTTTAGTTTTGAGCGTGAACTGTCTAATATCAAAACATTTGGCTTTCACGGGGATTTTAATTTTGAAAGACTTGGGTTATACTGATTCCGCAGAGTGATGTCTGCTTAGTAGTTACCCATAATACACAGACCCTTTGGGACTGATCTGAGTGTTTAGTAAATGGAATTATGGGCATTTATTAAGCAACATCATCTTAGATCAGCCCCAAGGGGTTTTTCTATTTCTGCCGTACTCCAAGCGTTATTAAGCACCTAAATGGGTGGCGTGGAATAGAACATGGGCTGGTTTACACCTGACAGCAAGCCCCGTAGCGTTGAGTGGCGACTACACAAGATACAAGGACAATGGTGATAGACAACCTTGTAATCGAATGAACACTACCTTTGGGAGCATTAGTTCGGGACACATCCTGAATGGATGAAGGCTTATCACCTTTGGGCAACCTATGGCAAGAAAACAACACCTAGGTATAAACACCTACAAATAAATAGACATCATTAAGTTTACTTAACATATACTTTCAACATGATTGAAAATTTGATATTAATTTTTTCTGTTGGAATCTTTGCCATATTAGGCGTGGTAATGCTCTTTATGGCTTTAATCTTTTATTGGGTGAAATGATGACTTGGAACTTACGCTTGGTAAACATGAGTAATTCATACGAGGATTACTTTGAAATTCGTGAAGTGTATTACGACAATATGGGAAAGCCGATTGGACATAGCAATGCGGCTATTGGTGGCGAGGACAGGCTAGAAGTAGACCGTTACATAGAACTAGCTAAACTTGCTTTGGATAAACCTATTTTAAAGTTTGCAGACAATGAAAATACAAGTAAAGATCATTAAAGAAAACGCTGATGGCTCTGCCAATGCTCAAGTTGATTTTGACAAAGAAGGACTTGAATGCCTTGTCCAGCACGGACTTATCAGTCTGCTTACCCAAGCAATTGATGTCTACAAAGTTAAACCCGAAGGTGATGAAGCATTTATTCAACGGGCAAAAGACATTATCAAAGATGCAAAAGATAAACAACTAATTAAGGCGGCAAGAGAACGGGTTGGGGAACATGATCGAAACTTTAATTAAACCCCAGCCCTTAGACAATGACATTGCGGTTATGAAGATCTTGCAGTTGATGGGACAGCTTACCCTCAATGACATTGACTACATTTACAAGATCGCATCTAAAGTCCACGACATTATTGAAAGAACAGAATGACCTTTGCCGTGTTCTATGGCTTGTATCCCCGTAAAATGGCTCGTAAAGACGCTGAAAAGGCTTGGCGGTCTATGACTACCGATGAGCAGGAAAAAGCCTTAGAAGCCCTGCCACAGCATTTGAAATATTGGAAGATCAAGGAAACTGCTAAAGACTTTATTCCATACCCTGCAAGTTGGTTGCGGGCTGGGCGTTATGATGATGAACTGGACATCGAGCCTTTAAAGAAGCCTGAATTACCGTGGTATTCCAGCGAAGAATTGACCGCTAGAAAAGCCCAAGAAGTTAATTGCCCTGCCTATGCTGGTGAGGGTTGGCAACAATGGCGAGCACGGATTAGTCAGAAGATAAAGCAACTTGAAGAACAACTCTGATAATTATTTGGTTGAATGGTATATAGCAGTTGCAAAACGCAGGGGATGGCCTGAAGTCGTTAGGCTTTTAAAACAGTATCCCGAAAAAGAAGAACGCATAAAACAATTGATAAAAAAGAAACTAGGAAAATGAGAGAGATAGACCCCAATAAATGTATAGACTTTATATTAGAAAACGCAGGTAAGTATGCACAAGCTAAGGGTGAATTAGCCCAACTAGAAACATTTAAAAGTAGTCTTAAAGCTATTATGATGAAGAAATCTAATGAACAAACTATTGGAGCACAAGAGCGTGAAGCCTATGCCAGCCAAGAGTACCAAGACTTATGTAACTCTATTGGCACGGCTACAGAAAATGCTGAAAAGTTAAAGTGGGAACTAGAAGCCGCCCGACTAAGACACGCTACATGGCAAACCCTAGAAGTATCTAACCGCACACAAGATCGGATATTAAAATGACACCATTAAAATTAACCGAAGAATTTTTAATTCTTAAGCTATTTTGCAAGATGTATGAAGATGCCTTAAACCGCAAGGACTATACACAAATGCTGGAATTAAGCGTTGACATTGCAGAATCAGGCGAAAAGCTAGAGCAAATGACCGTGGATCATATTAATGGCCACCAAAAGTGAGAAAGAAAAGTATCGCAAAATTAGTGAACTGGGATGCTCATTATGTAGGCATCAAGGCAACGAGGGAACTCCAGCAGAATTGCATCACATTAGACGAGGTAATATCCCTCGCTCTCAAGCACCCGTCATTCCGCTCTGCATCTATCACCATCGAGGATCAAATACCAGTATTCACGGCATGGGTAGAAAACGCTTTGAAAGGGAGTACGCTATCTCGGAAGAACAGTTGCTGGAGAAAACGGAAAACCTTATAAATGAGTAGCTGGCTAATTGCGTTTGTTGGATGTATATATCTTGGAATTGGAATTATGCAATTCTTAAAAGGTCAAATTGGCATGGGTATAACCTTTACGGGTTATGCTTTTAGCAACATTGGTTTGTACATCATGGCTAAGTAAATGTATAAAATATTGCAAAATTTATACAAGTATTTATATATATGTACACAAAACGGCTTAATTTGTACATATAAATATTAATATGTATACGCAATCAATATATATTAAATATATACCTTAAAGTTCTAGCGGATCAAACCCTAGTTCTTCACCAACCATCTTGCAACGAGTTCTAAATGCTTTGCCGTGCTGTGTCCATTTATCACCTTTTTGTTTGTGAAAACTTAAATGTACACATTCATGGGCAAGAGTAGTTAAGACGCTATACAGGTGTCCACATCGAGCAGATGAAATTGTAATTGTATGTTCGTAATCCTCGCCTGTATCTAGCAGATAGCTACCCATTACCTCAGAATCGGCACTAACGATGAATTCTATTTCTTCAGGCAATGGCATAGGCCATTTAGTAAACGGATAACAGCAATACAGGCTTGCATACAAGTTTTTTAATACTTCAGGATTTAATCTCA